AGGCCATCTTCATTTTCATTTTCATCAAATTCGAATTCATAATCTACATCGTTACGATTTATATCCACTGTATAAGAGCATTTAACTGGATCATGCACATGACGACTCTTCATCTCCTCTATACTAGGAAAGTGATCAAAAATTTCTTCAGCTCTAATACCTATTTTCCTAATTAGTCGACGAAGTCGTACTTTTTCTACTGCTGCAACATTAATAGATTGATATATTTCTAAAGGTGTCCGAGTATCATATGATTTTAAAGACTCGTAGAGAGAAGATATTACCCCATAACTGTACTCATTAGTACCTTGAGTATCCCATGCATGCCCTATACAACTTAATATAAGCTCTGATGTTGTAAAAGCATCAGTAGTAAAGAGACGGACTAATTGTTCATCTATCTCTTTATAAGGAAGAACGGGTGCTAGCTCTGGGTTAGTAGTATTCTCAACAAAGTATCTTTTCAAAAAAGATGGCCCTACTTTGGAGAGTCTACCTGTATGGTCAGGTACTGAAAATAATCCTTTAAAAGTCTTACCATCTCTTAGTTCCATATTAAAGTACTCTTTAAGAAAAAGTGCCCATGTCTCGTGGTTCATAATATCAGTCAATATTCCTGGCACTGATATAACATGGTCATCTCCATATACTACTATCGCTATGATCATGGCAAACATCAAATCTAAAATAAGTGCTCGCCTAGAAGGGTATCTATGCATCAGGAATTGGCAATAGCAATAGAAAATAAAAGCCATTATCCAGCTATCTCCATGCGAGGTCTCTTTTCCCCCTGAATACATTTGACCAATCATATATCTCCAGAAGCCCCCTATGTGGCACACTAGCTTGGCACTAACGTTCGTAGCCCATATCGTCATAAGAGTCTCCAAAAATTCTACCTCTTCTTCGCTCATAGCAGACCAATCATAATAAGGATGGAGCCCGTGACAGTACAATAATAGCAACCAATCACTGATATGTTTATCCAATCCTGTAATATCCCCAGTAATATAATACATATCTGGCATGTTATAATTCAAAAACAATGCAAGCTCATACGCACCTCCATACCAAAACTTCATTCCTATTCTGATGATCTTATTTCTCTCTAACAGCATGCGGTCCTCATTAAGCAGAATACTCAAATATATATGTGGCAATTCTGGAATAAAAAACTCTCTTAATTTTTGCATCATGGCTTCCAGCTGATCTGGTGTCTTAAATTGTCCATATTTAAATTCGCTCTTCGCTTTTATTATTGCTGTGATTGCACGCGCCATTCGAGGATCTTTCTTACGAACCAACCTCAAAAGTGCATGTAGTTCCTTTATCGCAGCTTGACACATAAATAATTTCTTTCCAGAACTAACTACTTTTATATTTTCGCCCTCCATAGTTCCTTGAGTGACTCCCCCCGGCATAGCACCCCCTGATGTAAATAATTTTACTTTCTTAATCAGCTGGTGGGGATCATAATGAAATTTCATCTTCCCGTAATTCTTTTCCAATTCCATGCAATGAGTCATCATGTCCAAAGCATCGGAAACCCAGCTCCAAACATTATGCTCTACTGTAGTACGCTTACCCGTATCTACATTAAATTCTCCATATAATCGTAATTGTTTCTGCATAGTAAAATTGTTCATAGAATGAACTACTCGGGAATATTTCTGTGTCTGACCAAATACTGTATCAGTCCATGATAATTTTTTCATTACCATAGCCTGTAATGAGGGTATCAATACTTTTACTCTATCATCTTCTATCTGATATGTTACTTCAGCTATTCCTCGGTCTATAAAACCAAGTTGAGTCCAATACTCTCTCTCTGCCAATACCATCAAATGTTGCCATTGTATTGACGGCAGTACTTCCTCCATCGATACTCCATTACTAATTTTAAAAGGTGGTTGTACTGGTATCTGTGATGGAGGTGTAAGAAAATCTCGCATCACTTCCAAATATGTCTCGTCAAACATATGCCGAGGAAGATTTCGTTCCAAAACCTTTCCTCCTATAACTGTATACTGTGCTACAATTCTAGCTTTCAAAGAGGCATACATCTCTGAAATTGTACGTCGATGGGGAGCAAACCTTTTTTCTACCATTGTCGGAATTCCTAATGTTGGATATGACACATACAGATCACAAGAACAGTTACCATGCGTGTGACATCCTCCAGGAAACCATTCCATTTGGTGTCGTTTGCTTGTCATTTTAAAAGCGTGGCGTGCAAATATGAACTTTAAAATTGGATACTTCGTCCCGATATAAAAGAATATTAAATCTAAATCTCCTATTGACTCGCCTTTATTCAGTTTAATAAGCTTCGCCCGCAG